GGTGGATTCATTCAGCGGCCTCCTCTGATTTTTTCTGGTCATTTTTGTCAAAGTTCCATGTCAGCTCCATCCAGCACTTGTTTCCTTTTCTGGCCCATCCGGTGATGGAGCACGGTCCTTTAATGATGTCCTTCAGGACCGATGTAAGCAATTCATCTCCCATCTTCCGAGGCCATGGCTGCTTCTCCCTCTCTTCCACGAAATTCAGAAGATCTTTCTGCAGCTCTGTATCCAAACTTGCGAATAACCCCATTCTTTTTTCCTCCGTTATTTCCCGCTCGATCCAAATCCCTTGTCTCCGCGGTCTGTGTCCTCAAACCAGTCTGCAAGTTCCAGCTCCGGAGTCTCGATCGGGAGGATGACCAGCTGCGTGATCTTCTGCCCTTTCGTGATTCCTTCCGGGAAATCGCTGTGGTTGTAGAGCTTCACAACGATACTCCCTGTGTACCCGGAGTCGATGACTCCTTCGCTTACCAAGCCGTGATTCACATTCAGCCCGGACTTGCTTTTGAGGAATCCGACATACCCTTTCGGGATCTGCACATGCACCCCTGTATCTACCGTCCAGGAGCTGTGCGCCGGGATGTATCCTCCGGTTGGAGACTTGATATCATATCCAGCGTCAGCCTCATGCGCCCTCTCCGGCATGTAAGCGCCATCGTCAAGCATTACTTTCATTCCTGATCTCCTCCAAGAAGGTAGTCCGTCGTTGTCTCGAGAGCTTTGGCAATATTCTTAAGGATCGGTGCATTAGGCATCCTTACTCCCGTGATAAACCGGCTCATTGAAACCTGTGTGGTATTGCTTTTTTCAGCAAGCTTCCTCAAAGTGATTCCTTTTTGTCTGCACAGGTCTTTGATTCTCTTGCCTGTGATATTTTCATCTGCCATTGTGAATTGCCCCTTTCTCAGTTGTTACGGACTTCACCTTTCTGCGAGCCGCCCAGGAAGCGTTGTAGCCGATCTTCATAAGCGTGTTTGCGAGAGCCATGATGTCCTTAGTCCCGAAGTCGTCCTCGAATGTCAGGATTCCGTCAACGACCCTGCACGGGTAGCCTTTCTGGCTCATAATTCGCTGCGCATCGTCCTTCGGGATGGAAGAGACATGTTCGAGCTTCTTCTTACGGCTCATTCCTGGTCCTCCTCTCCGTCTGGTTTCTTCGTGATCCCAGCGATGATCTCCTTATCATCGATTCCGTGCTGCTTGCAGAACTCCCGCAGGCAGTTAAAGCATGCGTAGCAGATATGCCTGCTTCCGTAGCCTCTCGCCGTCTTTCTTCCGGAGATGGAAACCATCTCGCTCTTGAGGAAGACATTCCTGCAGCCGATGCACCGCGCTTCCAGGTGCTTGTTGTAGTTCGGCGATTTCTTCCGCTCCATGAGCTCGTCCGGATACTCTCGGAGGATGTTGTCCGGCCCGACGTATGGCAGGAGGCTGTCCTTCATGAAGACCGGTATTCCGGCATCTCTCGCATCCCGGACCGCCTTCCAGATCCATTCCTTCTCCGGAATGATCCTCTTGATGTTCCTCCCGGTCTGCGCTCCCATGATCAGCCAGTCGATGCGCCGCATGTTGATGTCCAGCGGCCCTATCATCGGCTCGTAGCTCACGAAGGTGTGGTAGCCTTGAGCCTTGTCCGGAAGGTAATCCAACCGTTCCTCGTCTCCGGCACCCGTGATGGTCGTCCCGAACCAGAAGTTATCTTCTCCAGGAAACCATCCGGCATCCTTGATCTGTCTGTACCTCTTCGGATTCTTAGTCAGGAAGAGATAATTGTTCAGCGGATATTTCCGGCAGAGGATGAAGTTTGCCGAGATCCATGTGTCCGGCACCCAGTCGCCGAAGACATCGCTCATGGCTCCGACGAATACTTTCTTTCCGTGTCCGTCCAGCTTCCTGCCGAGCATCCCCCAGTCTTTGGTCTTGTAAAGGTGCAGGGTAGGCTCAAACCCGAATGGGTAATGCACCCGGCTTCCATCCTCGCTGAAGAATGGCTGCCGAAGGATGTAAAGTCCATGCTCGGTCCGCTCGTACTTGTCTGTCTGTGCCTTGTTCCACCGGATGTCTCCGCAGAATCGCTTTGTCATGACGTTTGCGTAGCAATATTCGCATCCGTGCCGGCACCCCGTAATGATGTCCAGAGTGGAATCTGTCCACTCGATTTTCGAAGAACCGCTCACTCTGTTTTCACTCCTTTCTCGCCTGGTGTCTTACCGGCGCCTTCCTGCAGCTGCCCGCGCAGCCCACTCCAACTTCGAGCGGTCTTCCCAGCACGCACGGCACCTCCATTTCGGCACCGTCATGCCCGGATCCTGGAGAGGGCAGAAGGGAGAAACGAATGCAATCTTCTGGCCCCAGAATTCCATGTCCGGACAGTTTCTTGGATCGTCACCATCTTCCTGCTTCATGGTTCCGGTCCTTCATCCCGGAGGAGTCCTGATCCGGCCTGCATACCGTGATCAGGCACTCCGGGTCTGTCTTCTCCCAGGAGCCGGAGGTGCACTTCCGTAAGAGCTCCTGGTATCTCGGTCTGGTGATTTGTGATGTATCGACCTGTCCGATGACCGTTATCATGTTTCGTTTACCCTCCTCTCTGCGGTTTTCCCAGTCGGTGAGTCCCGTGATCGATGATTCATGGCACCCTCCCCGCGGCCTGTGGATTGGTGTTTCAGACCGCTTTCTGCTGTTTGCCCATCTCAGTCAGCTCCGGCATCTCGCCGGTCGTCTGGCTGATCAGTGCCCTGATGCTCTGCGGGAGCTTTGCTTCTTCCCGCTCGCGGGTCCTGACCTCGTTGTAGGTCCGGATGAAATGGCTCTTCTCGACGCTCTGCACGGTGTCGATGTCGCCCTGTGACAGCTCCCGCAGGCTGTCCGGACTGCCTACTGCCTTCCGGATCCTCTCCGGCATGGCCTCGAATCGCTCCCTGGCGTGGTAGTAGCCGTCGCAGATCGCCGGGTAGACGTAGCGTCCCCAGGCTTCCTCGGCTGTCATCTCCTTCGCAGGAGGATTCTTGATCATGTGGATCTTGTCGATGATCTGTCCAGGAGATGGCGGGAAGCCTCTGTCTCCTCCTGCCACATAAGCCTTGAGCCCCATCATGACATCCTTCAGGCTATAGTCCTCGAAGTACATCGCCCATGCCTCGCCCATGTAGGTGAAGTCTGTGACCGTGTACTTGGCAAAGTATGCAGGATAGCTTACCCGGAGCGTGAACATGACCTTGTTGATCTCTTCTCGATTCAGCATGCCTGTCTCACCTCCCAAACATCGCCGGATCTCCTCCGGCCTGCTCGTAAAGCCACCTGGTTACATCGTCGTGCTGCTCTGCATAGCTCCTGCCTCCCGGAGAAGCCCGCTGCGGCTGAGGATGCCCTCTCGGGTCATAGTTGCCATCAAGGATCTTCGCGAGGTTTGTGTCCTTCAGGATCCAGTCGAATGTCGCTGACCAGTTCCTGTCGTTCTGGCCTTTCAGGAAAGGCGAAGCCTCGACCTTGACGAATGCCGTCTTGAGGTCGTCCATGCTGTACTGCCGGAGCCTTGCTCTGATCGCCTTCTTTCTGGCTTCTGAGAGGGATTTGACACGGGACAACGAGACGCAAGTCTCGTTGAAGGCGTCCACGACGCCCTGGTAGTTGCACTCCCTTGTCTTATCCCCAGGGATGTCACTATCCTCCGCTTTCTCAGGAACAGGATCAGGATCAGGATCAGGTACAGGATCAGGTACAGGATCAGGTTCGACCCCCATCTGGTTATTTTGGTTTTCTTCAGAAACCATTTGGTTTTCAGAAAAACCATTTGGTTTTTCTTCCTCGGTTTTTGATGGCCTTCCACCCTTCTGGCCGTTGGCTCTCAGCCGTTCGCACTTCCTCTGGTAGTTCTCTGAGTCCCGGTCCATGCGTGCCCTCATGATGGAGAAGGCCATCTTTGTGAGAGGGTCGAGCTCGCCGCTTACTTCACCTGTCTGGGCATAGTCGCAGAGCGCATCCAGGAGCATTCCTTTCTGCTCTGTCGTGAGCATGTCGATCTGCTCGCGATATTCAAGATGGAAAATGAAATCTTCTTTCTTCATGCTCTGCCCTCAACAGACATAAACCTCGACGCCTGTCAGCTCTTGAATCTTTGTTCTGATCTCTTCCTCGTTCGAGTTGTCCGAACTTAGGTGGAGAAGGTAAATCTGCTTCAGCTGGCTCAGGTCATTGGCCTGCAGCATGTCTTCCAGCGCCTCAAGGCTCATGTGGCTCTTCGCCAGTCTCTGGATCCGGTAGGCCGGTGTCACTCCTTCTCGGACGTTCTGCATCAGCTGGTCCATGGTGTAATTGCATTCGGCCATGATCTGCGTCAGGCCGGTGAAGCGGTACTTGATGTAGAAGGTGTCCGTGAAGAAGAGAAGCTTCTCACCGGTCGCTGAGCTCCAGATCAGGAAGCCAAGCGGCTCTTTTGCGTCATGCTCCACATCGAATGGGAGGATCTGGAAGCTCCCAAGCTGGAACTGCTTCATCGGCTCTACCGGATGCACCAGAGGGCCTTTCAGCGCCCATCTGTGTTCCTGCGTGCCTTCGATCGTTCCTTCCGATGTGAAAACCGGGATCCCGAATCTCGTCAGCTCCTGCGCGTGTGAGGCGTGGTCTCCGTGTTCGTGGGAAACCAGACATCCGGAGATCCCGGAGAGGCGGTACCCGCAGCCGGAACGAATCCGGTCTATCGTGATGCCTGCCTCAATGAGGATCGTTGTCTTCCTGTCGCTGACTCTGTAGCAGTTTCCTGAGCTCCCGGAGGCGATTGCCTTGATGTCCATCAGAAGCCAGGATCAGGCGTCTCGTCTGCCGGCGCAGGAGCCGGTGCCGGTATATTCGGCTGATCAGCTGCTGGAGCCACATCGATGGCCTGAGAGTTTGCATTCGCACTGATCTCGTCCTGCGCGGATGCGATCGCGCCTTCCGGAGTGTTATCCACGTATCTCGGATTCATGTCTCGGTCAATTGCGCCCTGGTCAGCTGTGTAGGCTTTCTCCATGTCGATCGACATGATTCCCCACTTGCTGATGAGCTGCCTTAGCATGGTCTTCATGGCCATACCGTCGAAGTCCTTGTACCAGAAGCTTGAGTACAGCCACTCGTCTCTCTTGTTGTAATTTCCTGCCTCGTAGTCTGCGTAGCTGACCTTCGGGTATCTTCCGGATGTGGCATTCTTTGAGAACGCCTGACTGTAGCGATCTGCGTGGCTAATCATCTTTTCTTTCGACCAGTAGAGCGCCTTACGAAATCCGTTCAGATACTCGAAGCTCGCGTAGTATCCGATCGTCGGTGCCTTCTCCCTGGATTCCTCATCGTCGATCAGCTTTATGTCGATCTCCTCGTTGAGCGGGTCCCAGTGGATCAGCTCGCCTTCCTTGATTGGAAGAACGTTCAGCTTCCGGTACTGTCCCGATCTGAGTGCCAGCTGGATGTATCCTTTGTATCCGAGCTGGAACTGTGCGACCTTTCCTCCGGTCTTCTTGTCGTTGTAAGGGACCATGTAGAAGTGTCCGAGCTGCGGCGAAGGGCTGAGCCTGAGAGCGTAGCCGAGAAGCGCTGCGTTTACCAGGGAAGCGTTCTGGCACTCCTGCAGGGTCGGATTCGTGGCCACCGCGCTCATCAGGGAAGAAAAGAAGCGGTCACCGTCTTTTCCTCCGACGACCTTGTTGATCTGGTTCTTGACCGCGTCACTTGTGAGGTAGGCCGCGATGCTGACCTTGTTCGCGTTCTGCACTTGATAAGCCATTCTTGTTCCTCCTTGTGGATTCGTGTTGGTGTTTGTGGATCCTTCCTATTCATCACTCAGAAGAGGAAGTTTATCCAGTTGGCAGATGCACCAGACATCTGCCAGCCGGATTGTCTACTTTATGCTGCCTCGTCCAGCTCCATCCGGAGCTTCTTGTCCTTCTCCGAGACAACCAGGCGGATGATCTGCATGTCCGGGTACTCGGTCAGGTGCGTGACCGCTTCGGCATTGTCGACCATGACCGGGATCCAGATGTTCCATGCGCTTGCCAGCGTGTGGATGATCTCAAGCCCGGCATTGATCTTTGCGGCATTGTTCGCTGTCGCGTACGGTACCAGCGTTCCGTCTGAGGAAGGAATCAGGACCTCGCAGCAATCCTTGATGCCGCCGTTGATCTGCTCGTCGAAGAGCCGGAAGCGGAGTGTCCTGAAGCGGCTGTTGATGCGCTTGTCGAGCATCTGCACCTTTGCCTTTGTGAAAACCTCGCAGAGATGAATCTTGAATTCCGTCTCGTCGTAGGCCTGCGCGTAGCCGGTCTGCTTTTCCTTCAGCTCCTCGATCCGCTTCGCCTGAGTGGCTGCCATCTTCATCTTGGCTTCGATCTCGGTCAGGGCATCGAGTGCAGCCTGTTTCTCCCGGACCGCTTCTTCCTTCTCTGCGAGGACGCTGTGCTGTGAGCTTTCCCAGCTTTCCGCTTCCTGCTTCAGCTCCGCAATCTTCGCGGTGATGGCCTTGTACTCGTCTGTGGTCTCGAATGGGACCGGAGCGGTGAGCTTCTCCCGGAGGGAGACCCCGTTCTCAGTCTCAGAAGCGTACTGCTCGGTCAGGTCTGCAATCTGCTGAGCCATGCTGTCGATCTCGGCCTGAAGGGCTGCGATCTTGTCAGCGCTGCATTCCTGCCCGCGCCTGTTGATGTCCGTCAGCTTCTCGGAGCGGGACCGGTTGAACTCCGCCTTCATCTCCTCGGCCTGTTCCGGGTCGAAAGGCCGGTGGCAGGTCGGGCAGACCGCCTGGGAATCGTCCCACTTGTGTTTCGCGACTTCCTTGTAGCTTTCCAGCAGCATCTCGCGCTGGCGCTCCATGGTCTCGATGTCGATCTTCTTGCTCTGAATGGCCCGCTTCAGCTCGTCTGACTTCGCCTGGATGGCCTGCACCCGGCTTCGGCTCTCGGCGATTTGGTGATTGACAGCCTCGTTCTTCTGAGCCTCGGCATCCGTGTGCTGGTTCCTGGCTTCGATCAGCTGGTAGTTCAGGTTGCTGATCTTGCTATAGATGGCGACCGTTCCGTCATCCGTGTCTGACCTTGCCAGCGCCTGTGCCTCCTTGAGCTCCTGTGTGGCCGTCTTCCGCTTTTCGGCGAGTGTCTCTTCCGTCTCATCGCCGTAATCCGGAATGGCCTTCTCCGCCTCGTCGATGCGCTCAGGGATGCTTTCGAGCTGCGAGTTGAGGCGCTTCTTCTGCTCGGCCATGATCTTTCGGAACTCCTCGACCGTGTAGCTTCTTCCGCTGTCGCCCGGCATAAGGAGGATCTTTGAGAAGCCTGCATCCCTCAGCTCCGGAGTGTTCTCGATCACATCCTCATCGCTTACGTCCCCGCAGACCTCAAGGAGGATCTTCCTGCGGTCCTGCCATCCGAGCGTCTGTGGGAAGTAGTCCGGCATCGTGAGCATCTTCATCTGCTCTTCGGTTCCGACCAGGCTGTTGACCTTCGAGGTGAATTCCGTCGCCGTGGTCGGTACGCCATCGATGTAGTACTCGGTCGTGTGCCCGGAGAATTCCTTCGTCTGGCTGCCGCGCTTCTTCTTGTAGACCTCGTGGAAGACCTTCCTGAGATCGACCTGCGCTCCGTCATCCGTCTCGATCAGGGCCTCGGCCACGTAGTCGAGGTCGTGGGTTCCTTCGGTCTTCGGAGAAAAGTTCTTCGCGCCTGTGCTGGCCTTGTCGAAGAGCAGCCAGGTGAAGGCATTGAAGACCGTTGTTTTCCCGGTGGCATTGTCGCCGTAGATGCTGGCGCTTTTGCCGCCGAAGTCGAACTCCGCAGAGCGTACGCCCTGGAAGTTCTGCAGCTTGATGTTGAGTAGCTTCATGGAATTTCCCTCCTGGATATGGATTGGTGGATGGTGTTGAAGGGATGAATTTTCTGTGCTATTCTGAAGGAGTGGAAAACCCCATTAAGTTTTCACTCCAAGGCTCATCACGGTTCCCAGCTTGTGATGGGCTTTTTCAGTTTCCAGAATCTTCATGCCCCGATCTCCTCGTCTGCCCAGTGGCTCATGTCGTAGTTCATGTTCCTGGTGTCGAATGCTTCATAGTGCCAGATCTCCGCGTGCTTCATCTGCGGCTTTTCCGGCTTCCTCTTCTCGATGATCTCGAGCCAGATGTCCAGGACCATGATGTAGTTGATCTCGTACATCAGAAGCGCTGCGATCGCGGTTGTAAGCAGACCCGGTACCGGATCAGGACGCACGCCCCAGAAGAACAATGCCGTGATTCCGAATGAAATGGTTCTCGAAATCAGGCGCCGCATCATCTTGTTTCTGACCTTCATGACTTTTCCTCCTTTCTCATCATGCGATGAAGTAGCTCTTCATCAGTGCCTTCGGGATCTTCCCTCTCGGGTAATCAGCCGGGAGCTTGTGGTTCTCGACTGCCTTGAGCCTTGTCCTGCGGATGATGTCCTGCGCTGACCTCACGCTGATGCCGAGCGCCTCAGCCACATCCTGGCCGGTGTAGTAGCTCCGGTCGTTCCTGGTCTCCAATCTCTCATCAACCATAGCGTCTCTCCTCTATCTCGCTTTTCTGGACCGCGTACTTGAGGTCCTGCGCTACCTGCACCACATCGTCCAGCGCTTTCAGGATCCTCGTCATCTCTGGCTTCTCATCGTCAGTGATTTTCCCGTCTGCTACGATCTCCATCAGGCTGTCCCGTAGCTGTGAAGTGTTCCGAAGAACGTTGTAGGCGTTGACTGCGATGTGTTCGAGGCTTGCGTCCTCTGCCTTCGGGACGTCCACGCCGAGCCGGCAGTAGTCATGGCAGAAGGTGCATTTAAGCTCCGGCGCGTTGTAAACCTCGGCCATCATCCACACTTCCTCCGGAAGCGGAATGCGGTCTCCGTTCTCGATCGCAGCCAGCGTACTCTCGCCCATTCCGATGTCCTGGGCGGCTGCCAGACGGCTTCCATACCTCGGCTGCGTCATTGCACGCTTTAATCTCGCAACCTTCCAAACTGTCGTCTGTGAACTATTCTGGATTGATTTCATGTCTCTTCCTTTCCCCCTGCTATAATTGGATCAGGGGAAGTGCACTCGTATGGTTCTTTGATATCCGGGAATTTATTCCTTATCGATTTGACGAGTGAATCGCATCCACTTGTCTTACCGACTTTCCCGTTCAATACGAGATTCAGATAAGTTCTGGTAACTCCCATCTCATCGGCAAGTTCGTGTTGCGTGATTCCTTCACGCTTGCAATGAGCCATTACCTGGATTCCGAATTCAGGAACCTGTCCCATTGGCACCATCCTTTCTTATTTACTTTTGTTAAGATATTTTTTAGAATAAAAATATCGTGTGTGGTTCTTTCCGCTCCCAGCGTCCCGCCAAGAACTTTCTGGGAACGGAATTGACTAATCCTTCGTGTTACTCATGGGATTTTTCCCAAGGTGCTGTTAACTTTTGTTATTGTTATAGTAGTCGCAAATCTGCGCTTTGTCAACAGCCTAAAACGCATATTTACGATTATTTTCAGCGGGAGGTGTTATTTTTGACACTCACTGAAAGAATCAAGACACTAGCCGAGCCCAATGGTTTGACATTTGCGGAAATAGAGAGGAGGGCCGCCCTGGGAAGGGGAACGATCAGAAAATGGGATACCAACATTCCCTCCGCAGACAAACTATTGAGAGTCGCAAATTTGCTCGATACATCTATGGAATATCTTCTGATTGGAGATGAACAAGCCGGAGGATACGGGATATGCAAAGAGGATCGGGATTTTTTGAATCTTCTTCATAAACTTCCGAAAGAGTCAAAGATCGAAATCAGAGGAATAATGAAGGGTTTTCTACTTGCCAATGGGATAACAGGCGATGAACTGCTGGACGGTACGTCGGCAAAATAATCAGCCTCGATTGGTACCGAGGCTTACCAAAGGGAGAAAAAGGAAAGCACAGAGGGAGGAGAAAGAAATGAAAAGAAAAGCAGCCTTGATCGTGATAGCCGCAGCCTTATTGCTATCAGGATGCGGAAACTCGTCTTCATTTATGAAGAAAGAAACTGAAATTCAGCCTACGACTGAGCACATTTATGTGGATGCACTCCAGGAAGCATCAAACGCATCTCAGTTCTGGAAGGACGCACCATCCTATCTCCCGATAGTCAAATATGAGGATATTCTGTCTGGAGAATTCAGCGGAAAATATGTTCTGATTGATGGAGTTGTAAAATCAGTACAGAAGGAATTTCCAGCTTCTGACAGTCTTAATATGAATATCCTTTTCATAAAGCCAAACAATAAATATTACGAGCAGCCATATTACTGGCTTCATCAATCAGATGCTCCGGCATATGATGACTTCTCCAGCACAGGAGAACGTGGAGACGTGGTAAGAATGTGCCTCCATGTCGGAACCACGTTTTATATGTCAGACGTCATTGGTATTCATAAGACCGGAGAAACCGTTGACATGTCATCTGTGCAAGTGGAGACAGAAAAACAAACTGATAAAGAAACTGACATTCAGGTTTCGCTGAATCCATTTCTCAGCAAGCCGGAATCTTCTGGGAAAGTAACGAGCGGATCAGGAGATGTCATCGGGTATTACAGTTACATCTCTATGAGCAAGAGTGAATTTGATTCAGTCACTCCGGAACAGTACCAGGAATTCTGTGAACATGTACAGCTCCAGTCTTCTGTCATGAATTGGTACAGTGTCCTCTTTGACGACGGAACAGCGCTTCTTTTTCCTGGGTGCAACACCGCCATCGGAACGATCGGTCACCAGGACGGCTCCGGCTCTGTCAACGACGCCATCAGTTACGTTCAGCTGCAGGATGGTCAGATTGTCATCACTGACGCGCATCAAGGCGGTGAGTGATGGCTTCTCAGGGAACGATCACGAAGTACAAGCTGAAGGATGGGAAGACCCGCTGGGAGGTGCGCTTCTGGGATAAGGACTTCACCGGGAAAAACCGTCAGGTCCACAAGAGCGGTTTTGTCACCAGAGCGGATGCGAAGGAGTGGTACGATAGCTACATCGGGACCGGGAACACGAATGACCCGTCCATGACCTTCGGCCAGCTCTACACTGCTTACATGCGGGATATGGAGACCAGGCTGAAGGCGACGACCCTGCAGCACAAGCGCTGGACGTTTGAGACGCACATTCTTCCATACTATAAGGATACAAGACTCCAGGACATCGACTCGCATTCCATCGTCCAGTGGCAGAACAAGCTCATGAAGGCGAAGGACCCGAAGACCGGGAAGAAGTACACAGATACCTACCTCTATTCGATCCACGAGCAGATGTCCGCAATAATGAATCATGCGGTGAAATTTTACGGAATTATGGTGAATCCATGCAAGATCGCCGGCTCGATCGGCAGCTCCAAGGCAGAGGAGATGCACTTCTGGTCCCTGGAGCAGTTCCAGAAGTTTCTGGAATATGAGAACAAGACTCTTTATGCGCTGGTCTTCAAGATCCTCTACTGGACCGGCCTGCGTGAGGGAGAGCTTCTGGCGCTCACACCCAGGGACATTCCGGAAGGTGAGTGCGTGATCCATGTGACGAAGAACTACGTGATGGTCGACGGCCATGGCGTGATCCAGTCGCCGAAGACGAAGGGCTCCATCCGGGACATCGAAATCCCTCAGGAGCTGCATGACGAGATCTGGGATTATATTAAGAAGGTGTACATTGGGAGGGATGAACGGCTGGTCCTCTACTCGAAGACGGCTCTGAACAAGGAGCTGCATCGGGTGGCCAAGCTGGCAGATCTTCCGGAGATCCATGTGCACGAGCTCAGGCACTCGCACGTCTCGCTCCTGATCCACGAGAACGTGGACATGGAGACGATCAGCAAGCGAGTCGGCCATGACAAGACATCGACCACGATGGACATCTACGGTCACATGTATCCGGACCAGGGAAAGCATGTCGCGAAGGTGCTCTCGATCCGGATGAGGGAGGAGCCGCAGGGAGGCCAGGAGGGCGACCCGGAAGATGGGAAATCAGACTGAAAAATGGTCTCAGAAATGCGCTTGTTACTTTTTTGTTACTTTTTCAAAATCAGAAAGGCCGGAAACCCTTGATTTATAAGGGATTCCGGCCATATGTTTACTATTCAAACTCAATCGTT